CCCCCCCCCCCCGCCTCTTATCTTTCAGAGAGAACACCGTATGCATAACATAGTTTTAGGACCATCCCTTAACATAAATATAACGCTTGTATTGCCTCATAATGATCCTTTATCAATTTAATTAAATCTTCCGTTATTTTATAATTTTAACCATGACCGATGCTGACCGAACACCGGTCATATGTAACTTCAATTGCCACAGTGGGTTAGATGCATCTTGACCGTAAAACCACTAATTTTCTATCCCGCGCCTTTTTCTTTTTCTAGTCCCCCTCCTATCCTATTACTCTATTTCTATTTCTTTATTATTCTTATTTTATTGGTCAAGGGCAGTAGTAAGTAAGTAAGTAAGTAGTATATAAAGACTTACAAATGACCGATAAGGCACAGAGTTAACGGTCATATGGTCAAGCACTATTGACAATGACTTACATAAAATAGTATTTAAATTAACGGTCGAGTGTAAAATTATGGAAATTATATAATTTTTAATTATGATGGCCAATTTTACTACCCCCTCTCATAATTTTATAAACTTCGGTTTGACGATCATCATTGTCGTATAATAAATATTTAATTTCCAATAATCTTGGGTTTGTTATTTTTGTGAGGCACCTACGTGTCTTTTTTAAAGGAGCTTTTTCGCCATGAATTTTATACCAGTCATCCAAAACCGATAAATGTTGATCTGTGATTTTATTTAACCTGTTATAATCATACATGTGGTTATCCTTCCTCCATTATCCTAAATATTATTATCATTCAGGTACATTTCCATAATTTTATTTTTATCTTTTTCTATAATAGAATAATGATCCTTTTTGACATATATCCTGGGACGACGACCGTTAATCATTGTTGGCGCTCTGCCGCCATTTAGTCCGGGGTGTAAAATATAATCAATGTTCCGGATAGCCTCATTTACGGCCCTGGATGAAACTCGATGTTTTGCACCGACGAGGTTGGCGGTAGAGACCGAATTAATCCAACCATTACGGAAACCAGGCAATCCCTCCTCTGTGGCATCTAATATCTCTATTTCAACCGCCCCTAAACTAGATCGTATCGCGTCCATGGTCGAGGAGGTTATTGGGGCTCTATGACAGTGGGTAGCTGGGTTATATTTATCTGGTATTGGGAAATTCCGCAGATAATCATGGATGTGTAAATACCCCCCATTATTGAGCCAATTGTATAGGTCAGGGAAATACGAGCCTTGCATCCCATCCCGTAATAGATCTGACTCATTTTGTTGAGCGGTGTAAAATATTGCAAATCGTCGATCATTTTTTGATTTTTTTATAGCATCTAGGTGATTACTATTTAATATAAAATTGGCACATATATCCGCCGTAAATTGATCCTGGCCTTTAAACTGTATCTCTATCCCATCACCGCCGGTTATCATAGGTTTTAGTGTTTCGATCAGTGATTGTCGATCCTTAGGCACGTATATGTCTTCGACGCCGATAAATATTTTATTTAGTAACCAGCCATTAAATTTATTGTCCAAATCCTCCGCTTTTGGCATATGTGAATATTTAGACCCGATACAAAATTTTACGCATCTTGTCAATAACGTTTTGCCATTCCCTTCAACTCCCTGAATTAACGGACACCATTGAAATTTTATGCCTTGATATTGGATGCATGCGGCCATATATGATAGGATTATTAATCTATCTTTTTCGTTTTTAAATAATTTATCAATGTGATTTAGAAATGGGGTTACGTCGCCATTTTTGAACGGCACGTTTAAATCCACATAAACATTGACCGCATTTTCAAATATTTTTCCGCTCTCTTCATTTGGCTTAAAACATGTTGTTTCTGCTTTTGGGAATCTTATTGCTTGAGACTCCGTAAATGCCTGCCACGCCTTGCGTGTTACCTTATCGCTACTATCTGTTAACTGGAAATCATACCCGCCGTAAATGGCGTTGAATTGTTCTTGTTTTAACAGAGATCCGTTAGGGGTGAATATGCGGTGGATATCCTGGACGTACACGCAGCCCTTGAAAAAATCGATTTGCCTGTCAACCGGCATGTATTGGTATCCTGAGAGCCTAATCGGTGCATCGGTATGGATAATAAAATCCTCTGTCGGTGTTGCTCGATCAATGAGCGTTTGAATAGGTTCGTTTTTATTTTGGATCCAAAACGATGCTTGTTTTTGGGGGCCGGGCTCATTGAGGAGAATTTGTTTTTGATCGTCATTACATTCTAATACGCGCTTTGAACGTATTTGCTCGCCGAAATCTCTTTGTTTTTGGGTCGCTCCCTTGAGTTTATTTTTAGAATAAACGGCCCGACAAATTGATACGGCGTTGGTAATGGTGCGTATTAGATAATCTTCACGCTCATATTTTTCGCGATAGAGGCCTGAGTGCATCATTAGGTTTTTAATACGATCGCAATCTTTACCCGTCCAAAACGCTAAATGCTGGGCGAGCGCGGCATCTGCGGATGATTCATCATATTCCCTCGTGCCGAAATTATCAGGGTAATGTTTTGATAATTCATCAACATCCCCATCCCACAACGCTTTAAATGAACATTTGAGACCCAATCCGATACTTTGTTTTGCTCGGGCGAGGAGCTTACTGTCGTCCTCGATCGGTGTTGATTCTGCCACAGGTTGTGAGGTCCATGAATTGTCTGTTGTAATGGGTCGTAGGGGGAAATATCTAGCCTGTACAACTTGTAATGCTTGAGAGTGGTCAATATCAACGTTGCCCTGGCCATTACCGGTATAGAGTAAATAGCGACTATGAGTATAGAGTTCGATCCCATAGACGGGGTTTTTACATCGATGATCATCAGGGATCGACCCCCGACCAATAATGTGCAACCCCCTACCAGACCACGACACTTCGACAAACGCCCCGGGGAACTGATTGACGAGTTCGAGTGCTATTTCTGACCACCCGCCCGTATTTTGTACATAGCATTTATCAATATCGATAAAAAAATACGGGTCGTCCCTGGTTAGAACAAACCCCGTATGATATTTTGGATATTGTTTAACCTGATCATAACTCATCCAATTGTTCGGGTTATGCGGGTCAATCGCCTTACCAGATATCGGATTAACAGGTATTTTTTTTAAATTAGTGGGGTGTACGGCTATCACCACCCATTGATTTAATTGTTTCATTCGCCCTCATTAGTTTACCGAGAAAGATATCAGATCTTTTTATTTCGCACGAAACAATATGTGTGGAGTGATCTGCATCATTATACCACAGGGTAATTTTATTTTGTTCCGGGATTATAATATAGCATTCGTCCCAGGTTTTTTTTAAACAGGGACAAATATTAGGCCCTGATTTTTCGACCGCTTTTCGAAATAGTTCCCTTTTGGTCAAATCTGATACGTGTGTCATAATGCGCCCTCCTAATAGATGTTTTAAATGATATTACATATAGTAACATCATTTCCAGAAGAGCGCAAGAAGATTTTTTAAAATAGGATACTATTTTTCCGACCCCGCCCCATTAGTAGAGTTTTGAATTTTACTATCAAACCAATCATTAGCAATATCGATTAATTTATTGGGAATTTCTTTTATTTTTTTGTTTTGTACTGCTTTTGGGACTACAATCATGACTGCGGCTTGTCGAGTTGTGGGTAAAAAAGTAACGGCCGACCCAACCACTATAGTGGGAAATATGAGTATAATACATATTGTTTTTAGAATTCTAAGTATTTTTTCGCAGTTGTGTGGTTTATCCTCCGCATGACTAGCGAAAATGAAAACTAGGTATGCGGTTAAAAAAATCAAAAACATAGCTAATAAAAAAGCACACACTACGTTTAATGCGTCACACACATCATCTAATTTCATTATCCAATACAGTTGTGTTGCATTCATTTTTTATTCTCCTTATTGTTTACATTTAACAAATTATACCAACTCAAAATGTAAAAGGTCATTAAATTTTTGATCGTTTACATTGAAATCTTGATCCCAATCGCCGCCCCATCGGACATTTATGTTTTTTACCGCGGCAATACCTTTAACAAACCCGCCAAACTCATAGCATTGGTTTTGGTCAAACGATATTTTACCACCAATAACGGGCGCCACGTCAACAGCTAAAGAGGGCCACTGGTTATGTTTACTTTTTGGGTATTTTAATTTACTCGCACCTGCCCAAAACGCTATGTCTTGACCTACTTTATCTCGATGGCCGCACAGCACCTTGCATTCGCGAAACAAAACGACTTGATTAAACAGAACTTTGAGATCGGGATGACAGCTCCTTAATTTTTCAATTGAATTATTACTTAGTATCGGCATACTCGACCTACCCCCTTCCTATTTAATTTTTTCAAACATTTCATATACGTATCGATCGAGTGGTTTCGTATCGCCGCTAATTTTTTAAACATTTTTGGTCTTGGCGTATGCAGCGCCAATGTTTTCCCTTTTACTACGTCGTAACCTAATTTAGGTGGGGGCATGCGCCTAATAAAATCATATTTGGTGTAAACGTGGGCAACGCGTCTTTGATACCCGACCTCATTTGATCGGATATAGCCGGGACAGGCAAATGTCACCAATTCCGTATCATTTAGATATTTTTGAACCAATATACCGCCAACTGCACCACCCGCGCTATGTCCAGTAACCGTTAGTGGGCGATAGCCATTACCCCACAACCAAACAAAAATTTTATCGGCAGCGAGACACCAACCATCATGGAAAGAGTCATCCGGCCAATTGTCAAACGCAAATAGATTACGAAGCCAACCAAAAATATTAAACCCAAAAGTGTCCGTGCCTCGAATTACAAGAGTGTGGGTTTCCTCATCGAAAAAACAATAGACTCCGTTTTGATGATAACACGGTTTTTCTTTTTCTTTGTATGATAATTTACAAAGTTTAGCTAATTCGAGTAATCTAGGGTAATTAAATGTCATTTAAATTTCTCCTCCGTGTGTTCGCCGTCATCTGTAGCGATAAATTTATGTTTCTTTCTTTTTCCGTCAAGATATTTTAAAAAACACATATTGCTTGCATCAATAAGATGTTCGAGGTTTTTGGTTTTGTCATACCGAGATACTCTAATTGATATTTCCTTTGACAAATCATAACGACTATAATCTTGTTTTTTAATAGCCCCATAACGAAATGAACCCATAATTAGCCGATTAGAACAGAATTTATTAAACTGATCTCTATTCTCAGTAATTTTTAATTGTTCCAAATCGGGCATTTTTTTAAAATAATCCTTTTCTGGCAACCCAACTTTCCATCGCCATAGGTTTTGAAAAAAGAGATCAATCATCCGTTAAAAGAGCCCTCCCCGGTTGTAAAACAAGCGTCGCCGCCGTACGCCCGAACCGCTAAAATAAATTTCTTTTGAGCCTCATTCCGTGTGGTGACTGTATATTTCCAATTTTCTTTTTTAGTTTCACGAGCGACAAATTGACCGATGGTTTGGCCTACATGAGTCTTAGTTATTTTAATAGGCTTGATACCAATGAGATCGCTTGATTTAAAAGTTTTATTCATTTTTTTTGATTCATTGGCCAGCCCATAACGTATAAAACGTCCTGTCTCATCATAAAAACCGCCCACATTATTTCGCATAAGTAAAATGCCTTTATTGGCTGCGTCAAGTCTAACTCTTTTTTGCACAAGGGTTTCGGTTGCTTTTCCGCTCAGTTTAGGTGATGGAAAAATATTTTTAGTTATTGACTGATAAAAATCAGCCCGGGCTTCGTCTGAAATATTCCATCTGTAAAACCAATCATCTAACATTTTTTACCTCCCATAATAAATATTTTATTTTCACCAACGTTTCAGCCAACGTGCGCTGTTATACGCTGTATTTTTGGGCTACATTATTCATCCTTTTTTTTCGGCCCGATTTCTTGGCACAGGACGTGCCGTTTTTCTTTTTTCCACAAACCGAATTTATAATTGTCAGGTGCAAGCTTATCCATGTCAATAAGTTTTTGGTATAACTCAGGACGTAATTTACTAAGTTTTTCTAAATCTTTATTGCCTTGCAATGGACAACACCAACACGACACCCTATTCCAATGCTCATATAATCCACCAAAATCAAAACCGTGAGCGTAACAAATTTCTAACGCTTTTTTTTCTGTTATACCCCACTCAACAAGTGGGAAAGAATATTTTAAAAAGTAATCACGTTTTCTTGCTTTGTTTTTTTTGTGCGCTCTGTTTATTCGCATAGTTTCATCTGCTGCATATCCAATGTACTGCGTGCATGGGCGATAAAAGCGAAGTTTACGACGGATGCTATTTATTTTTTCATTTGTACACCAGCGCAACCGTGGAGAAGCCCACCCGATTTCTTTTATGTATTGCATAAAGGGCTTTACGGTGTGGCACTCTTCTATTTCTACCCCGAGAACCGCTTTGACTTTTTCGATATGACCGCGCATTTCTGGAAACTCAAAATCTTCACAATCGAAGTATACAATTTTATCGAGCGGCATTTTCTTTTCAAGAAGCAAAATAAGCAACGCCGTAGAATCTTTCCCGCCGGAAAAAGACAAACAATATTTCATATCGTCGCTTTGATTTCTTGCCAAAAGTTCGCAATCCTTACACCAATGCCATCTTTTGTCGGCAGTTTTTTGCGACTTAAAAAAATCTGACAGTGGTTTTATTGCTTTACAATGACAACATTTTTTCATTTCTTTAAACCCTTTCTTTCTGATAGTTTAGCTACAATTTACTTTTTCTATGAGAAGTTTTATATCCCTAATTTTTCTTACTATCAAAAGTATCTATGGTTAGTGGTCTTTTATTGCCGACCTTTTTAAGCGCTTCGTCCAAAGTACGTGCCTTAATAGCGCGTGGTTTAAGGGTGTTTTTCTTATCGTGAAACAACATAAAAAATGTTTTAGGTTTACTCATCCCTGCCCGCCTTTCATATTATCTGTTCGCCTCATAAAATTTCTTTGCAAATCCATCAGAGCAGATTGATCGTAAATCACTATCGGTTTTTATTTTGTCAATCGCCCATTTATATTCCGGCATATATTGTAATGCTGATTTGTGTAAAACCGCTAAGCATGGTTTTTTACGACCAGGACGTACATATAATTTATGATTTTTTGGCACACCCTCCCAATCGTTATAAATTGGCTCTGGCATTATAAAGTTACCCCATAATGCAGTTTTTTTTGTCCACGGAGATCCGTATTGCCATGGTTGATATGTGTGTTTGGGTGCCCCTAATACCTCACATAACCTACCGTTTGCTGGGTTTTCGATTACCCACCATTTAGGGGCGGCCTCATGTATTATCCGCGTACAATGATTTACTAAATACATACCACTATCAATATTTCCGACATAATTAAACCCTCTGGCGGTCGAGAACTCGGTACATACGGGGTTTGCAATCACACCCCGCACATCGTTAGGCGGATTGTAATTTTCTACGCCTACGTCCTGACCGACCAAAATAACATTGTAGTTATCATCTAATTGATAATAACGGCTATCACTGCCTATATCAGCGCACAGGTGAAGTATTGTTTTCATAAATTTGCTCATAAAACGATTCTCATATAATAAAAAAAATCAACATTTATTTTAATTCGGCACAAATTTTTTTATTTAGCTCAATTGCATCATGCTTTTTTAAAGCGCATGCAGTTAAAACGTCTAAACCAAACACGAAATAGAATCTACGATGGAGGGTTGAGTTATCATCTCCTCTGGCCCGATAAACCCCCGCCCAATTAGCAATTGAACTTCGTAGAAATGATTGGGCAATCTGATCCCGTAGGTGTCCCTTGACATTATGTTTAATATATAACTCAGGCACAAATTTATTTCTTAAATCTTGTGCGTACTCCTCTTTTGTCCGATCAATTTTTTTTACATTATTTCTTAATTGTTCCAATACCTCGGGGCTTAATTCAATTAAATCCCCTTCAACCTGTTCGATTGTCCCCCGTTCCTCTATTTTTAATGGCGTTTGACAGTAAGGGCATATTTTTAATATTCTTGGATATGGTAACATACACCCCAAACAGGTACGTAGTGGTAAATCATCCTCTCTATTTTTATTAACTACTTTACCGTCTAATGACCACACTTTGTCAATATCAGGTAACCCATGCCGCAATAGTATATTACCGACGTGGTCAATCAAAAGCGCCCCACTCTTGCCGGGGGACGTCCTTAATCCTCGCCCCGCCTGTTGTCTATATAGCCCCAGAGACCTTGTAGGGCGGGCAAATATCACGCAATAAATATCCGGGAGATCAAATCCCTCGCCAAAAATATCAACGTTAACTAATACTAATAATTTGCCTTGTTTAAATTGATATAGCAGTGAAGCTCTTATTTCACCAGGCGTTTTAGCATCTATGCTCGCCGCAGGGATCCCCATATCATTATATCGTTGAGCCATATCCTTAGCAGTCGGCACGTCTGTCGCAAAAACTATCGCTTTTTTATCCATAGAATATTTACGATATGAATCAACAACATCACCGACAATTTTTGATTTACGCATTGCTTTAACGAGTTGGGGTTGTACGTAATCCCCAGTAGACCCCACTTTAACATTGTGTAAATCTATGTGACTATTTGCACAAATTACACGATATTTACACAAAAAACCCCGCCGTATTAATTCCGCCGACTGAGGCCCGTCTATTAATTCATGATATACGCCACTAAAATCAACACCCAATCCCTTTTTATCTGATCGGCACGGGGTGGCGGTAAATCCCAATCCCTGAGCATTAGGAAACATATCAACCGCTTCGCCCCATTTATTATCTCTGAGCACGTGGTGCCCCTCATCGATAAACCAATATTTACGGGACGCACACCAATCACCTAATGCCTCCTTACGACGTATAATTGTATCTACCCCGGCGATACCTATTTTATTAGATGGGTCGTAGTATGATTTATCAAATTCCTGCATGTGAAATTTAACACATAACTTTATTACCTTTTTGGGGGCTATTATCCTATGATAAACCCGATTTTTAGCAAGAGTAATAGACAGTTGAATCAATAACTCCTCCCGGTGTGCGATAATACATGTCGGGGCGTTTAACAGTTTTAACAAATGAGACATTATAACCGTTTTGCCGCCCCCGGTCGCAAGAGAATATAAAATATTCCCGCCACGGGTTAACGCCTCAATTATTCGGTTCACATCCCGCTTTTGATAATCGTATAAGTCCATTTAGTAAATATGCTCTATTTTATTCGACACAATATATTGAGATCGAAACTGTTTTTGCTGGTTCGATATCTTTAGAAATTTCATTAATATTTTTTACCTCTATTGTTGCGTATTTTTGTATTGGTTTGTTATTTGGCAAATTATATTCAAAACAGCAATAATAAATTGACGTTTGTTTTTTATCAATTTCAACACCGCACTTTGGGCATTCAAAAAATTTAGCTACTTCTGTTACTGCTCCGCAATCTTTGCAGGTTATTTTTATTGACATGCTAGTCCTTTCTATAGCGTAAACCGCGCCAACCGCCATGGGCAATGATGGGCCAATCAGATGCCCAATCCGGCAGCGCACTCATGATTAATTCCATTTCCTTTATTGACCCCCACCCCCTAGGCACTTCGCATATTATTTCATCGTGCACATGAAATACGGGGGTGTACCCTGCTTTTTCCAAATTAAAAACCGCATGACACAATATGTCCCTACAAACCGCCTGAACAATATTCTCGGTTAATTTACCGCCATATGTGTCAAATTGAGTCCACCCCATTGGTAAACCGGAAGATTGATTCGAATTCCAACCATAAAAACAAATTTGTTCTATCGCTTTGCCATACGGTGTTACCCCTTGCCTTAAACCGGCCTTCCAATAAGTCAATTCCCTTCCGCTAGGCAGCTTACAATATAGGTTATCGCCATCGTATCGATAGACGATGTTACGATAATTGCAGGGCGTATTATGTCCGATTTGTATCGCCCTTTTGGCTGCACCCTCAACACCGTGCCAGAAATTAACAATATTAGGTGAGTCTGAACGCCATTTTAAAATAGATTGTTTTATCTCCTCATCATTGTTAAAATGTTTGTCCGCCCCAAATTGTTTCCAGGCGCCAATCCACCCTTGATAACCGCTTGCTAATTCGGCCACCTTACCGATAGTATTACGTAGGGGGTGTTTTTCACCGTGTTGTTTTTGATAATCTAAAAACTCCTGAAATGGGACGCCCGTTATTTTACTCGCTGATAATTCGTATATTCTACCATGGGTTTTAAAAACATCAATACGCCATTGCTCACCCGCTAAACACGCTAATGCAACCGCCTCTATTGCTCGGTAGTCGGAGCAAATAAAATCCTTGCCTTTATCAGCGGTGAAAAACCCACGAACCATACCGCCCATTACGTCAAACGGGTTATCGAATTCAAACGGGTTGGTTCTAAGAATTTCAATATTTTTATCAAACTGCTCTTCACCTAATTTAACGTTTCGCAAATTGTGGATTTGAACACCTTTACTCCCAAACCTGCCCGTACGATCCGCACCGCAATAAACCATGTGGTCCCTCACCCGACCATCAGATGAGACGCGGTTTAATATTGATACTACTTTTTTAATACTGGCACTTGACAATATTTTTTTTATACGTAAAACCTGCCCGACAGTACTGGTTCCGTCGTATCTCTCTATTAATTCTTTCACATTTTTAGCATCGACCGATTTTGTACCTACACCATTGGTGTTTAGCCATTTGGTTAATTTTTTATTTTCCCCCGCCGTCCTTACACACCCACCAGTGAGATTATAGAGCTCTTTTTCGTAATAAGTAGTGACAGTATTTATTGCATTTTTACAAGTTTTTATCGCGTCAATGTCGACCGCAACCCCTCTATTATTCATTTTTTGAGTAGATAACCACACCTGGTATTCAAAATCAGGCAGCATTGGTAATTTATCGGCAATTTCTTTTTGCGCGATTACGTCATATTTATTATATGTCAACATGTCTAACATATCCGATAAATTTTCTTTAAGGTATCGCCGTTTGTATGGGTGTTTTTTTGATGGGCGTTTGGGTACTGAATATTTTTGAATTAAGTTTTTTCCTTGATCGAGTTTTTGATTATCAATATTTAAAACTTTTCCGCAATTTTTAAGTGCAGCGGGTAAACTATTTTTTAAAGCTAATGCCATAATGTCAAATAATTTTTCCTGACTAAGCCCCGGCCACCCCCATTTTTTAAAACAAATATAGTAATAAACCCAATACTCAAAAGAAACATTCCAGGCACGACACGTTCCGCCATTTTTGATAAAATTTAATAACCGGCAGGGGGATAACTGAGAAGGCAGCCAAACATATGCTTTTTTTTCATTTGTAAATTTATAAGATAAAGACAATATTTCCAGTGACGGGTGTTCGGCGTAGACAACCGCGCCGGTCGAGGCGATGCCGGGTTTCCCCTTCTGTAGAGGTTTTGGAGCACCGCTATTATCAAACCAGTACCCCGCCTCACAATACGTTTCAAAATCTATATCACAGTAGATCATATTTTTACCTTAAATAAAAGCTCTATAAATAGACAATCGATATAGCTAATACGTCTGATACGGCAAAAATAAACAGAATGGAAATAAGCGAAAAGTGATTTTTAGTATTATTTACTTGCACCGCTTGATGGTTTTTTTCTGCTATGTTATCAAGCTCTCTTTGAAAAGCACAATTAAAAAACTCATGCTCTATCCACATGCTTTCTTCAAGGCCGGGGTAAATTTCTGGCTTGTCGTTATCCATAATCGCATCCTTTTAAATCAAATAAAGATGAAAACCTGGGCCATTACGACCCAAGTAATGGCTTACGCTTTTAGTAATGTGGCGATTTGAGCCTCCGTCCAACTGGCTGCCAATAGTTGTTTTTTTGTCCAGTTTTGACCGTTAAATACGTATTTTTCCTCTACCGGTGGCGCCGGAGGAGGGGGCGCAGGTGTTGAAGCGATAGCCTCATTGACAATATCATGTGCCGGAGGCGGCGCGATAGGTGCTTGAGGAGCAGGCGCTTGATGGACGGAGAATCCCGCACCGGTTGAGGCAATAGGCGTCGCGCTTGCACCCGGGGGTAATTGAGACAGAACACCACCGAAAGCTTCTTCCGCACTCACCCCTGTATTAATCTCAGGGCCATAACCACGCAACAAAACTTTATACAAATTAAGGTAAATGCCCGGGCTTTGTGTCGATCCGTTACTTGACACAGTGCCGTTAACCTGGACATAGTACCCAGTTTTAATCTCATCAAGGTCGATCTGTACATATTCGCCATTCTCTTCGCGATAGCAAGTGGGGGGAAACCCATTACTGAGATGTAAAATCCAGTGACCCGGCCAACCCTCTTTGTCGCAAGGTTTAATGTTATTCTGGTTGGGTATTTGGGAGTCCCCATCGGTAATTTTCCAAGAAAAATCAGGTCTATTAACCATCGCCGGGCAAATTTGAGCTGAAAAATTACGAATTTTTTGATACAATTCGACCCATACGGGGTCAGTTTTAGGGATAGCAACACCAACATAATAGTCAACTCGTGGTTGCCCCGCATTAGGCCCTGATTTAACTGTCAACGGTCTTCCTTCGGCGTCCTTTGTTCTGGGTTTTGATAATATGCCCGAAACAATACGTCCAACAGGTGTGGTAAAATTCATTTTATCATCACTCATGTAAACAACTCCTTTATTTTGTGTTTAGATATTTTGGATAATTTATATCCGTTATTTTTTCGACTCGCTATTTTATTTATAATTTTTTCAGACACTCCTGCTTTGATTGCCTGCTTAGGTGTTATTGGTGACTCTTTTAAAAGAGGGACATTTAACATATTTTGTAAATTTTTCAATTTGTCAACACCACAATCCCACTCAATACGACCTGTACTTGGTGTAATCTCATACCCTTTAACTAATTGACCTTTTTTAATACGCTCCATCATTTCCACCTCTGTTGATGGAAGTATGTAGTTTATTTTCTCCTTTATATGGTTTAATAGTTCGTAATTTATCGCCAATTGATCATTAGTAATATCTACAGTTTTAAGTTTTTGGATTGTCTCATACATTGTGTAGATATTTTTAATCGCAGCATCACAATGCATTATCGCCTGACACCCGTAGCAATGCGTGCCTGTCACTTGATCCCTATGATCCGAGTTGGCACGCATTGATAATGTGTTAATAGCGCCCCTGAAATCAGAGGCTTTATAAATAGCGTTACGTATCGGGCCATCAGAGTGATACGAACGCGGTTGAACTATCCTGAATTCAACAGTTAAATTTTGATCGTCAATTATGTCAAATTTTTCTTCGATCGCACAAAAACCACAAATCATTTGCAAGTTGTTTTCAACCTCTACCGTTTTATGACCGGCTTTAAATTCCCAGATGCAAAGGTATTTACATTCAGGGACATAAAGATGGGCGTCAATTATCGGCATAAGATCATTGTGTATTCGCGTCGCCCTTAGTTTTTGTTCGAAAGCAATGTTCCTCTTTTTACCTTCAAAATCTTTATATTTTTCAATAAAATCAGTAACGTATGGCAACACCACATCCCTCTCAGCGCCCGTTACGTTATCTAGTGGGGTGTGGTTTTTGCGAATGAGGCATTCTTCAGCTAAATTATGGCATTTAATACCAAACGCCTGATCATCCGATTTTTGAAATGATTCATATTTTTCCTCTAATTCAATCGATGCGGTACACCCCCATTGAGTGCCCCATCGATGCGCATTGCTTGCCCGCATAATGCTAACCTCTTATTTGTTAAATAATAAATTATACAACCGTGTAGTTTCCTCACCAGGGTGGTTAATGATATCGTCGAAATTTTTAATTTTTAAATCACTCCCCTGAATGACAGCGTTAACACTATCCTTAGTGATACTACTGTTAGTGCATTCGATACATAAATCCTCATAGGTATATTGCGGTTGCTCCGGCGCCGGGGGTGTCGGGATGCCGTTCGGAGGAGGCGGGGCTGTTTGTGGGTTTGATTGACCGGTACTGTTAAATTCAGAAGCATTAATGTCATTATCTGTATCATATTCCTCCTTTTTTTGCACTTCTAATTGAGCATTTGGTTGCACTTCACCTCTCAGCTCCGCTAAAACTTGTTTATAAAATTCATCATTCAGGTTCCGTTTACGTCGCCACTGGCCTGATTTTGTCAAGGCTTTTGACTCACTGTGGATACGCTCATCCCAAGGGGTCCCGTCCACATCAAATTCCGGAACGGGGTTATTATTTTCCTCTGTGGGGGGTGGCGGAGTAGGCGTAATATTATTGGGCGTCGGTTCTGGACAACCGTCGTAATCGATAGTATTTTTTACACAACCTCTCACCATGTTAATGGTTTCATTCGAAACCGTACCATTTAATTTCTCACAAATTTTTTTCAGTTCTTTCTCATCGCCAGTAATTTTTAGTTCAAATTGCATTTAGTCCTCCAGACCGTTAAATATTTTAATAAAATCAAGCAGGTTAAATTGTTTACAATCGGTTTCGATAATAAATTTGAAATCACATTTTTTATTATTACAATATAGGTGCTGCTTATTACCAAACATGAAGTTCGTAACAAACGTGTTTTCGCATAGCGGGCATTTTGGGATAGGATTTGGCGTGCTGTAATTTTTGGATATGACGCCTCCCCATTTTAAAGGCATTATCAAACCGCAAAATTTACCATCATCGTCTTTACTATCAATCGTGTATATTTTAATCGGGCCAACCTGTGTCGTAGTGATAAACACTAACTTGGAGTCTTTTGGAAACGTAGACAAAAGAAGAACCAGTGCGTCCCTATTTATAGTCAAGGGAGTATTTGCAGATATGACGCTCCTGTTCTCTTGTTCTTTCGAGGGTATCACTTTTTCATATTGTGGAAATATTAATCCTAACGCCTCGCTATCTGCCTCACAAGGATGGTTAAACTCAAACGTATTATATATCTGTGACACGGTTTTAAAAGGCTTTTTAAAAAATGACGGGTCTATAAATATGTCGGAATCGCCCAAATCGATCGGCGTCAATCTGAGTAAAAGTCCGTCAGTGACTACAATTTCTTTCTTTTTGCTGTTGTAAAAAATGTATTCTAAGCTACGTCGATATATTTTTTTCCGTAAAGCTATTGGCGCTAAAAGTTTAATTTTCTCATAAATTTCTTTATTGATTAACATAAAACAACACTCCCTATAGTAAAGTATATTTCAAAAGTAAAAAACAACATATGCGGAATGACGCCAATAATAAAACCGGAACCATATAACGGCGTAAAAAAACCAGCACTAAAACAAAACCCCAACACCAATAGCACCTCTTCTCTTCGCGCCTGACCTGTTACGACTAACATTAGTCCGTAATAAACACCAAAAAAGTGATAAACAAAAATGAGTAGGCCTAAAAATTCTTTAAGATTCATTTTTTTTCAATAGCTCCCTTTTGTGTCGTCGATGGAAATCGATGATCAAAAACTCTGTTTTTTGTTTTTTAGATGGTTTACACTGGAAAAAATTGTCAATCTCTTTAAACATCTGCGCCGTATCCTCTTCAAGCTCTACATGTAAAATCTCTTTCATTGTTTGCCTTTCTGTATTATTTAGGACAGCCCCAGTTATAGTAGTAACAATCTATCACACCTCGTGACATAACGCTGGGGCCTGTAAACTATGTTGTTTGTAAACTATGTTGTTTGTAAATTACCATCTCTCAATTTATCACTGGTAAAATGCCAGCCTCTATTTTTCATTCTTAACCGCCTCTTTTAATTAATCACAACCCGCATATCGTCTTAGCTCCATCAGGCCAGAATGTATGGCAATCCCATTCTGGTCGATTCTCTTGCATTACATAACAATCCATTTTTATGCCATCGATTTCTAACTCAGGTATAGCCCACCTAGATGATAAATATGTATATGAGTCATATGGTATTTTACCATCAATGAGAATATCGTCTCCAGTATACTCCCAGTCCCCAGACAAACCGGCTCTGGCATTTTTAACGTTCAGCTTTTTTATTGTGGACGCTGCTTTGACCCAATCAAAAACCATTAACGGCTCACCTCTGCTTGCCATACTCATTTGGAAAGCTGCAATTGTATCCATATTTATTCTCCTCTGTTATTTGCGGCCTAAACCGACCCCTATGAATTATTAGTTACCAAAACGGTCCGCGTACTCTCCATATGTTATGATTTCCAGATCCTGACCCTCACCGATTAGTATTTGATCCATTTCGTCATCCCAGCACCAAACAGATCGACCAACATGACCTACAGGAGCCTCGCCAATGCACGGGAGAGACGTTAACACGTTTTCGGGTATTTCGCTAAAATGTGCTCTCGCGAATACACACGGTTGTGCGGGAAAATACCGAGAGCCATCTGTTAGAGTAATAATACTGGCAGTATCACAAAAATCTACATCCTCGTCTCGATAATCAATCCCATCTATCATATAATAACCATTAATATTGTCGTCATCAACCTCTGATACCCCACCGCATAGCCAGATGGTCTCTGGGGTTATATCACGATTTGTAACAATGGCACAATTATCAAAAACCTTCATGCTTGATTTTTCATAGAGTTCAATTTTACGTTCGTTTGTTGTTTTTTGTGTTTGATTAGTCATTTGGTAACTCCTCAGTTAGATTGTTAATTAGTGTATGCATATAATATACCACAAGAATATATAAAAGTCAATAAAAAAATACAGATCTATATAAAAATAAATCTGTATTCTTCATAACTCATTAATTTTATTAGGATTATTTTTTTAATTTTTTTGCTAATTTTTCCGCTTGGTAGTCTCCCCTGCCATTATTTATACAATTAATAAAAATTTTGCCTATACGGGTTTTGCCCCTATCAATCATCATTTGCCCCAATAGGTCAAAAACATCCCCGATTTCCTCCACTGCGATTTTTATATCATCAGGTGTCCGCCCATTGAGGGCTGACACAACCGCCTCGACCGCCTCCTGCGCCTCTCTACGCATTACCCGGCACATACGTAGTCCGCCAAAAAACACAGTTAATATACTGACGGATATCAATATAATAGAGTTGATATCGAGATCGGACGGACTTGTGTTACATCCCGTAATTAAAAGACCCAACAATGCCACTAAAAAAAATTTCATTTTTTATTTGTCTTTCTTGCTAGAGGTTTTGGTTTTGGTTTTAATTCTCGCTCTGCTAGATTTTTTTCGAGGTTTAGGATGTTTATTTGATTTTGATTTGTCTCCGTTAGTAGGAGATTTTTTCTCCGCAACTCGTTGATTAGTAGATTTTTTATTTCTTCCGTGCTCATCGTTGATATTTGTTTTGTTTGAGGTCGGTCCATTAATTTTACTCCAATCCACTGATTTGTTGTGTAGGTATTGATATCTATTTAGTTTGTTATATTTACGCCATTTTGCGCGTTGCTGTAGTATTTTCCACACCCTGTGACGCTCTAACCGCCATAATGGGTGGGATTTTTTATAATTGTCGTAGTATTCTAAAGCATTCTCGTACGTCCTAGTATCATCGCCATTAAATATAATAGTATCCCGTGCGCGGAACGGCAAAGAAAAATCAATTTCGTTGTCAATTAAAATGGCATCCCAGCACAGGAATAACGTATTGGGGTTTTTTGATAATATCTGTACTCTCAAAAAATCAGAGTACGCACTAACGTATTTGTGTCGTCCCGCATTTTGTATCTCAATATACTCATAGGTCATTTTGTGTCGGTCCGCATAACGTCTATTATACGCAATATGCTGTTCGAGATTTTCTGGTATTTTTGTCCCGATTTGTACCATTTTTATTTTCATGTTGATTTTTTTCCAGTTTTTATCTATAATAGAGGATGTATATCTATCTACAATTTAATACACGGGGTTCTGCTATGCAAAAGTTTTTTATTTTTTTCACGATTTTGTTTTTGGTCGGTTGTAACATCAATAACACTCCAACCGATGTCGATGCTCAGGAGTGCGGCATAATAGATCGAGACATAGTTTTAATATCGGGTGATACGATATCACAAACGCATGATGTATCCGGTGATTATTACCGGATAGCACATTTTAAATCATTTAATTTAAATTTAGATAGACACTGTACATTCTCATATAAAATTACAGAGTCCGTAGATAGTTCACTTTTTGTCGGAAACTATCTAATTGTAAACGATACTCTAAAATTTTATGACATAGATCAAATATATTCTGGGTCTAAAACTGACCACTATTTTTTTGATATCCTGTCTGTCACACTGGTTAACAGATATGCAGATGTACGAGTGTCGGGCAAAAATTTCGACATTTTATTAATCCAATCGATAGCTAAATGATGTACCATACATACCGATATTACCGCCGGTATCATCCCAATTATTTTTTACATCATCCGGCTCGTTTTTTATTAGATCCCAATCTTCACTAGACCCGGTAATCTCTAATGTTGCACGTATCGCCGCACCCCCGTCAAGACCAAATATTGGTATATATTTAGTTGTTGTCGGCCTTATTGCTGACGGTATGGTCAATATTTTAAGTGTCATATTGGAATAACCGCCTGCGGAAAAATCTATATCTGGGATTGACACAGTAACAATATTACCGATAATGGAGTATTCGAGTGTAAATGATTCGTCAACGTCGCCTGCACTCGTAGCCCTCATGTCAACGGACGCTTCTGCCTCATCATATGTAAACGACTCATCACCCGACGAAAAACTATTTGCCGTTAAATCTCCCGACATTGAGACGTTGCCGTCAGTTTCTAGGTCAAGCATTCCTAGGTTGCCCAATCCAGCTGCGAGTCTTAGTTTCCGATCTGATCCGGTACCAAATGACCGGCTGTAAATATTAAATGACGTTATGTCGGATCCATCTGATTGTGCTCCTATTATCATATACTCAGCATTTGTTAAATTATCTGGAGTGCCCAGGCCCCATAATAGAAAATAAACGTTATCGGCACCGTCCCCATCCGCTGTAAAAAGCTCAACGTTAGCATCCGTATTAGGAGTTTGGCTCTGGATCGTAAGACGGTCTGATCGATTACTGAATTTATACGCTTGCGTTCCGGGGTCAACAGTCAACGTTCCATTAACCGTATGCGCATCTCCACTAGCGTTACCAATAGTAGCATTCCCGGAACAACTCAACGTTGTAAACGCACCGGCTGCCGGCGTTGTACCCCCTATAACCGTGCCGTCAATGGACCCTCCGTTGAGGTCAACAGTTGCAGCCGTAATAGTACCCTCAACATACAAATTCCCGTCGCCGGGGTCTGTGTAGGTCGCCCCGCTGCTTATCCGCATACCGCCATTATTAACAAATAGGCCGTTATCATCCGTAAAGGTGCGCTCCGTACCGGATGTTTTAACCTGATGATAATCAGCCCCAATTTCAAGCATTTTATTAGCAGCGTTAGTGTATGTTAAATAGCCCTCGTCAGTTTTTAAATTAATTTCGCCGGTATATTCCTGATTTTCGATTATGAAATCATCATTAGAGTCTATCCCTAAATAAACCCCGTCCGTTGTTGCGGAATGGCCGGTACTGCTATTTGTAAATTGAATATATGCGTCTGTTGTTCCGTAAATATTTAATTCATTATATGCGGTGGTATTTCCGATTACAATATCATCATTAACAATAACGTCCTGAAACCGTTCGCTGGCATACGTGATCGCCCCGTCTGATTGGGCTATTATTTTACTAATAGCATACACGTAAATATCACCTGCCGATACGTCATCGTCTGTGCTGGCCAAACGGTTGTTTTCGTCGGTTATTATAAACGACTGATGCGGGTCGGCGTTAGTTCTCACATTGGTTTTAGTGTCATACGCTCGTGTTACATGCACATTGCTAGTCATTTATTGTACCTCCTGATATTCAGTATTATTTGTGTCAAACGTTTCAACCCAATCAAATTGGGCCTCTCCATCGGCGACCGTCCCGAAAACCTCCTGTAAATAAAACGGCGTCGGTAAATCGTCCAATAAAATTAAATTTACACGGCATATGTTTTTTCTTTTTATTTTATCAATAGACGATAAAACACACTCTATTGTCACACTATTGGTCTCGTGAGGTAAAGTTAATTTTATGTGTCTACCAATGTGCCAAAATTTAGATAAAGTGCCGCTACCGCCATCAAAATTATATGGTATGGGTATCTCTATTCGTTTACGAGTCATCCAGGTGACCATATTATTTAAATAATCCAAAGCATCCCTTTTGTTTGAAATCATATACCTGTCGGTAACCTCAGCAGGAGGTTTATTTACGACGTGATATTTTTTCCATATTTCATTATAACAACGATTGTAAATTGCCTCTGCTTCCGATTCGGATAGATCACCAATAACATCACCGGACGCATAACTCCCCTTAATGACGTTTGTAATTTCAATCAATCCCAGAAAAGACGTGCTGCCCGGATCATAATTATAACGTACGAACGGCTGTGCGGTTATATTTCTGACAGCGGGGTAGATAATCGGCCCCTGATTTTCTGGGAATAATATATCGTCAATCGTTATCTCGTCAGAAATTTCCGCTTGACTATTTAGTAAATATGATATACATTCTTTTCCGTTTTTGTCAACGTAGGATGTACAAAAATATGTTTTACACCACTCCTTTTTTAGCTCTGTCACCCAACCATCTCTAAAGTTTATGATTTGAAAAGCTGGGGAATATGAGTCTAATGCCAATATGTCGGGATGAGAAAACCCTCCTTGGTCTGACCCAGTGTTGATCAGGGCTTCATCACTATATTCTTTACCTGCATTTTTATCAGTCTCTAACTCCTCACTAAAATTTTGTAATCTACAAAAATGTTCCATAATATGCCGGGGTAGTAGTATGGGATTATTCGCTGACACCCTCCCGCCCCATGTGTCATCAAAAATGCGACCGGTCATATTGGTGTACACTTCATCAGAAATATCCTGAGAACCAGTCTCATAAATAATACAAGTCTCATATAGCTTATTCTCTATTGCAAAGGGATATGCCGGTAAATTAAGACTTGAATCTTTATTTCTGAAACAGACTAAAAAAACTATCTCAGAAATGGTATTGTAAGCATCAACATTTGAAACACCTAGATCAAATAGCGTGTATCCTGTTAAATTATTTTCAAATATAGCGGAACCATCAACAGTCTCATTATTCTCAATATAAAATTTTTCGCTATTTGACGGTGTTGTTCCTTTTTCGTAATATTGTTTTGGTAAATTTTCAACGTTTAAGGTCACAATGCTTCCTAGGATTCCTATGTTTTCAAATTTTGCCGCTTCCTCCAAAACATAATTAACTGTGTTGCTAAACCATTTTTTTGTCATAACAGAAAAAGAAAATTCAGAAAATCCAGAATTAGTGATAGTAGATTTGAATTTAATTCCCAGATACGCTTTTTGTAAATTAAAATTATTATCCAATGCTTTTAATGATATTCTAAAAGATTGTATAAGCACGTTGCCATTATCTACACGAACCTCGCCCTCTAAATCATACTGGATCCCCGTATCACGATTATTGTCTGTCAAGTCCTCTGTATTTCCTATAGCGGTATTATCCAATATCGAAAAATCATCAAATGAATCTGAATCATTAGAGGTAAAAAACCATCCATTCGGATATGCTGTGACATTAGAATAGCCTGACAAAAAATAATCAGCAAACTCATCGGGGAATTTATCAATCCACGGCCCAACCACCATATTATTATTATCGATTACATAACCCTCGATATTATTAAAATTATCCCCCTGCAATTGTGAGGAGATCTGCATTGACCCATCGCCCTGTTTTTTAAACGCATAATTAGATATCGTTTTATATTTCTTATCATATATGTAAAAATCAGTTAATGCGCCAAGGGTGGCCGCACCTGTTGAATCTAAATATGTTTTTATGGGCCACACGTCTGGTTTAAATCTCTGCGTACTGCCGATTATTTGACAAACCATTTGATCATTGCCGCTTGTATCCGGAGTCTCAGGGAATGGATCTGTGAGTGTTAAATTTAACTCACCGGTAGATAAAAAATCATATGTAAAACTATTTATTTCTCTTATCTCACCTGCATTTGTCCCAAAAATTGATTTAACGTATAGCTTATCATATTTATTTGAAATTTCACTTAAAACATTTGACAAAAGAGATAAATTTTCACCATAATAAGGCTCATCAATTTGCATAGTATCTAATACTATTTCTGTGTTGCTCGTCACCGTAACGACCGGGAATAGATTTCTTGATCCAATATTATATAGATTAACATCTAGTATTTTTTGTTCGTTTTTTGTATTTATTAGTAAAGCTTTTTTATTAATTAGTGATCCAAATGAGGCGGGAATCGTGATGACTTTATTATCACTATCTTCGATTTGAGTTAGTATATTAGCATTTCTGGCATCACTTGGAGGTACAACATTTAAAATAAATTCTGCTTCTGTAAATTTTGATAATTCAGTAACCCCTCGATATATTAAATTTTGTGTGACGTTATCTGTATCTTTATTTTTAACAAATGAGTGTATTTCTACTTTCAATCCCCCTAAACCTATACCTAATGTATCGATATCATTATGCCATTTATCAACGTTAATAATGTTTACAGATAAAGAATTTAAATTAGCTAAATCGCCACCACGCACCAGTGTGGCGCTTTCTGAAATTCCGCTAATGCTATTATACGATAATAAACCATAGCTCCAAGTAATAAATTCGATACCGGTCAAGCTGTTTTCAATAAATCTAAACTCTGATAAACCGGTTAACGTAGATCCTATGGGGTATGAATTACTCACATTGTTTACAAACGAAACTATTTTAGACGCTCGAGTAATTGTATCAATTAAAGCCCACTCAGTATTCCCCACACCGTCATCTAAAAAAACACGTTGACCTTCGTAGAGGTTATCAATGTTATTAACTATCACATTGTCCGTATCAAGCAATGTTGCGGTGGTTTTTATAGGGGTATAGAGTCCAATACCCGTGTTCTCAGTATAAACACCGTCACAAAATATTTTTATTCCGTAAACCTCTATGTTAGCCATTATCTACCCTCATTATCATACCTAATTTCATTCTGTACCGATCGTGCCCTGCGTGTTTTACTCTAATAGTTGGGTTGGGGCCTATAATTGCGGTATATGGACCACCACTCGAATTAGACCTCCCAAACGGATAATTGACATTTGAGGGGTCAAAGGTAAACTCCGTTGCCCGGATATTCGTGACGATCTCATTTAATAATTCTGCGATTTTACTTTTTGTACCGCTTATTTCGGGCTCACAATAATATGCGTCCCCTGACTGGCCGTTGTCAACCGCATAATGATTTTTACCCCAAGAAATACCAGATACGAACTCATACTTATATTCAGTGTCGTATCCATCCCTTGGGTATCGTATGTCGTCAACATTACCTATGGTAACGGTACCGTCGGAAACCATATCCGGTAGATTATATGTCGGTTTATCACGCATTAATAATAACATATCTAACGTCCACCACAGCCACGGATTGTGTAATTGTTTGCTTGGCGAGAACGGACCGTACGTAATATCAAATCGCCCCGCGTCACCTAAATCGGGTCCGAATGGGGTAAAACCGCCCTCCTTCAAATACAAATAGCCCTGATTAGCACGTGCTTTTTTATTATCCTCTAAAAACGTTAATAAATTATTAGCGTCTGCGGCGTTTAATAGATGTTGGCATTTACAAATTCTAACATCTCTCGTCGGACCTCGATCGTATGCCTTAAAATTATTATCGGACCTACGGATATATGTAAATGGTAAGTGTATATATGTGTCATAACCCCATTGAGGGGCGTTTACATAAACATAATCCGATCTTAAATTATTATATCTTATTTGAGATGCCATTTTATTTTATAGTTGTTAAGTTTATCAAATTCAGTGTTGACAATATCAATACTTTTATTCCATCCGGTTTTTAATAGGTCATTATACTCAATTCCACTTGATTGTAATGATCGACTATACCAGCCCTCAGGACTATCAGACCACCCCGGCCGACCCGGACGGCCATGCAGCGAATACACCTCACATCCATCCTTAGTATAAATATAATCATTTTCTTTTTTCAAACCACAAAAATGATGACCATACGTCCCATGCACTTGCGTCATTGAATGCATGGGTAACAATACACAATCATTCTGACGGTTATTTTTATAAACTGAAATATTCCACGAGAAAATATCCCCTATGTGAGGGATCAAACCTTTTTTAGGGTGGTACTCCGTCCCATGTTCGATGAGATGGATGTAGTATTCAAAAACTTCTCGCCATGCCTCAGAGTTAAAAATAATAGGCACGGAGCACATAAATTTATACGCCTTTACCGACTTGTCGAAAATGGGTTTTCCATTATCCAAATATTTATCATCAAACGTCCATTTAATCGATTCCTCACAGCCTATTAATTTGTTTGTCCCTGTCACCAAATCAAAAAGATTATTAAAATTACGACTCGTTATCATCATGTCCGCATCTAGCATACATGTGGTTTTATACGATTTGCAAACGTCAAGCAAATATGTGAAACGTCGTTTTTTAGTGTAGAGATTTTTATTCATGACGTATGCGATATTTGACTCGAAATTTTGATCCTCAATAAATTCGATGTTGTAATTAAATAGCCTCTTTGCCTCTTTTTTGTACCAATTAGGGACGCCATAACTTAAAACTACAACGTCAGATTTTACGCCCCGGTAGTCAATACTATTTAAGAGTGCGTTTGTCCATTGCATATAATTATAATCACTAGCAATAAAAATTACATTTTTCATTTTGCCCACCTTCTTTTTGCCCATTCGCCGTCGTTATATTCTTGCATTCTCCATTGTCTTAGGTACCTATGATATACGTACTGGTCTTTCATACACAACACTTTAAACCCTCCATGCTCTATGCGACCGTGAAATTTAGTATCCGTCCCTATAACTCCGCCGATAGGAAAACCCCCTACCTTTTCCCAGGCACATTTGTTAACTAACATCACGTGGCCAGACATCCGTTTGCCGTGGGTGTAATCCTCAACCTGCCCCCTAAATTGACGCTCCACAGAAATGGCATGTTCGGTATGCTTAATAATATCATGGTTATTGTCATTACCTAAAATCATTTGCTCTTTACATCCCAGACGGTTAGTTTTACAAGTGATAAGCCCCGTACCTTCTCCGTGTAAATAGATCGTCCTAACAAAAATGTTAAACCAACGAGGGTGAAGTAGCAACACATCGGAGTCAATAAACAAAACCCAATCGGTACTCGATTGCCCCATCAATCGATTGTAGGTCTCACCAAGCCGCCCCTGATCCATGTCATGAGCGATATGAATATCTATTTCCATCTATGGCCATTCCTTATTTACTACAGATTTACAATTATCAATAAATTTATTCATTTCATGTAACTTGCAGCACACCTGACAGTCATCGCAAACATTTACCTCTATCGGAAAATAAAATTCAGACTGATGGTAGATATTACCTAATGTGTATTTATCTTTATGATAACAACAAACCGACAAATTACCATTATGCCACAAAAAAGGAACAAAATGAAACGCTCTGCATTTTTTATATCCGTGATACTTATCGCAATCGTTAAATTTATATCCCATCACATGGATAATTGGATCCTGAAATGATGGTTTTTCAATGAAAGTCAAGTTGCCCTTTGTTTGCAATGCTGGCCGCACTTGAACATAGTCAGCACCGACCTCATGCGCTATTTGTGCGGCATCCACACATTGGTCATAGCTCCTGGATGTGCCCGTATAATTAACAGCCAACCCTAATGTACCCGCGCCTCTCAATGCCCGTAATGCATCAACATTAAATGGTCGATCGGTTTTAGATACTCGGATCCAGGTAAACGACGAGTAATCCATATCAGGGATACGAATCCCATTTGTAATCAGTGCTTTTTTTACCACTATGGATTCGCTAATTTTCCTAAATTTTGGGTGAATAGTCGGCTCTCCGCCGCCAACAAAAGTGACAGATTTCAAACTCGGTATGTTATTGACAAATTTAATAAGATATTTTCCATTTATGTTTGCCTGATCCCTCTGATCATCTTTATAAAAACACCAGGGACAAGAGGCGTTGCATAATCCAGTTAAACTAATTTCCATTGAAATGGGCGACATTGGCCGCATGAGTTTATTATTACGCAAGTACGAATTAAATTCATCGAATTGCGTTAATTTAGCAACAGGATTAATATTTTTCATACCCCTCAACCTCTCGCACTACTTGATCTGGTGTAATCATTGTGTGACATTTAGGTCCCACAGGAGTGTAATTTAAACACTCGTGTATTTTTCCCTTCCAACACCCGCTCTCTTTACAGCATTCGAGTTTACCACAGGTGTGTAGGTAGCTATGATTAGGGTATGCCTCCCACCGATAGGGCTCTCGACCGCCCGCTAAAACAATACAGCGCTTCCCTAGTGCCGCCGATACGTGCATGTGCATTGACACGGGGCCGACAGAGCCGACACTCTTTGATACCATAACAATATATTCTCTCATCGTTGTCCGGCCGATTAAATCAATACACCCCGGTATTGGCTCGTGCGTATGTGTCGGGTTAACCTCCCCGACCTGGACAAACTGTACTTGATCTTTGAGACGATCAACGACTTGACAATATCGAGAGTAACCCCAATCTTTTAAGGGAGAATCGTCTTTATATCCTGCGTTAATTATCCAAAATCTTTTTTTAATTCCGTATTTACCTAATTTAGCGGCCATTTTTTTACGCTCTAAATCAGTGACGAATAATTCTGGGTAAACAGAAGATTGACGAACGTAAATGCCGGTCTTGTCATAAAACGTATTATAAAATGCGTGAGTAAAATGAAACCCCGACACGTTGCTATTATGGATGTCTGGATAATCGAGTACAATTTCCTCTTCCGGTTTCGCATCAAATAGTTCCACGTTGGGGTTATTGGCAAAGATATCAACATCACAGGTTGTATTTACCATAACTTTACATTTGGGGTATTGCTTTTTTAAATCGCGGATTAACGATGTGGTACAAATTACATCCCCCGGAGCCTGACGCTGTATTAAAACGTACCTCATAGCCCCATTTCCTCCCTAAGCTCTAGCGCATACGTCCGCATAGTTCCGTCCCTCCTCATTTTTTCCATCATTTTTTCACCCGTTATAGGGTCATTTATATAAATATTATTAACCGTCCCACCACTTGAGTTCATCGGTCCATTTGCATTACTACTACTGACCGGCTCAACTGTTATTCTCTCACGTCCTCCAGGATTATCCCCAACAAGAGTATCGCCAATAATCATAGGGCCGTTAGTCATAAATGTGCGACCAAGAGCCGCTTTTTTCATGTTAGCGATAATTATACTAGTTGACAGTATCGCCGTTGACATCGCACCAAACGCTAAACCCAATTTGTCATAGACCGTAACGCCTGATTGCATCCCGGCCTTGTATGCGGTAACAGCCGCCGCGCCAGCTTCCGCGATCGCCTGCACGATGGCCGCTGCTTTAGCCGTCCGACTGCTATCATCGATAGCGGTAACTAATGCCGCAAGGGACCCCACCATCTGGCTAGTGGCACTTTTTGCCAATTGTATGCGCTGTTTGGTCAACTCTTGCTCTTGTTCGTAGTCTCGCATATTTGCTTCACGTAAACGCTCTTGACTCTCAAGACGAATATTTTCCATGTCAAGTGTGTGCTTTTTTACCATCTCGTTGCGTTGAATCATAAACGTGTCGGTGAGATTTGCAATCGCTTGATGATTCGTCCCTAAAAGCTCTTTCTCTTTTTCATATTTTAATTCGAGAAGGGCTATCTCTTCCGCTATGCCCTCATATTTAGCTTCAATCATCGCCTCGTTAAGTGCGTACTGAGTATCCACAATTTGCTTTTGCTTCTCTTTTGCCGCCGCCGCCGCTTTATCTGCTGCCGCCTTATCTTCGAGCTCACTTGACGGGCCTAATGACCCTGAGCCTAGGCCCTTAGATGTTTTAGTCTGTTGATCCTGATTTAGCCCTGAAATTTGTTCTCGTAATTCTTTTACTCGAGCTTTTGCTTCCGCCAGTGTGTATGTGTGTGTGCCAAAAATAGCATCCATTTTTTTTATATCGTCTGAGACACTCTCTGGATAAAAACCGTTTTTTAATCTATCCTGAATCTCCTTTAATTCGCCTTTAAATTTTTTCATTTTAGCTATGGTTTTATTAGCGTTTTTTATAGCCTTGCCCATTTTATTTTCAAGCAATATTTTCCACTGTTCCGCTAACCCACCAACCGCATCAGCGGCGACATTTATTGCAGGAGTTAAATTTCCACCAACCTCCGCCGCCAACTCCCAGACGTTAGATTTCATTATTTCTAATTTTGAACTTGTTGTTTTTGATGCATTCTCCATAGCCTCCGGAAAACGCTCCCCCCAAGTTTCCACGACGGCCTGTCGCATAGAAGCCATGTCCTTATTTACTTCTTTTTGAATATTTCCAGAAGAAATGATGGCTTTTTTACCAGTACGATCAATCTCAATACCTAATCGACGTAAAACCTCTTTTTCCATTCCTATAAAACCATTTACAACATCCGATAATTCACGATTAAATAAAGTGGCAACACCACCAATAGTTTTCATTTGTTCGATTGTAGGGTCAATGCCGACCGCTCGTAACCTAACATATCCTCGTACAACATCCTCGGTTTGTAGTGGCGAAGTACGAGCAAACTCCCGAATAGCGTTTAACGCCTGATCCGCCGCCGCCGCACTCCCGGAAACGCTCTCTAATTGAGTCCTAAATATCTCAACACTCATCGCCGCACTAATAGATTGTTTAGCAAAAGCTCCCAACGCCGCAACAGCCGCCGCACCAGCAACTGTTGACATTGCTCTCATTCTGGCGGATAGCCCCGAAACTTTTTTATCTAAACCCTCTGCGCCTTGTTTTGCCTTTCCAAATCCATCAAGGCCCTTAGTCGCGACTGCAAGAATTACTTTTAAATTAGCTGGCATAATTAAAACCTATTTTTATATTCCTGTTGGGCTTGTCTTGACATCTCATTTTCATATTTGGTGCATAACGACCGTAAAAAATCAAACGCCAATCCGGTTTTAATTGGGTGATCGATTCTTTTATCGCCATACGGCCAGACCGTATAGTTTGAAATTTTCCAATCTTCAAAATAAGGGAGTAACAGAGACACCTCAACCGCAAGCGTACGCGGGCAAAAATACGCCGCAATGCTGTTACTCCCTTTACAATGTGGACAATCAATATCAGAACCATTACAAAAATAACAGCTATCAGTATACCAAACTGGTTTATGATACGGCTTTTCACACCCATTAATTTTTTTTGTCCTTTTATCACATTGAATACAGGTAAATTGCGGCAACCTATTATACATGATAACGGCTGCCGCATTCAGTTTTTTATGTCGTCCTCCGTCAACCCGATTAATTGAGGCAAATGCAAATTTATAATCCCCGCCACCCTTTGAATTAGGGCGTACGGTAAATTTTTACATGGATCAGATTTATCAAATTTTGGTAACTCATGCACCTCTGAAGAATACCCTGCTAAAAAAATAGAAATCAATTCCCGGCTGTACCGTATCTCAGATTGCACATCTTTATTTATTGCATCCTCTGCAAGCGTTATTGCTCTCTGATACGCTTTCTTTATAAGGCTCTCCTCTTTCATTCTTGGATGCTTTTTTTTAATCTCACGTAATGCCCGGGGGATAAAATCCAAAACTTTTTTCGCCCCACTACTTGTCAACTTTTCAAATCGCTCTTGATCCCTTCCGACAAGGTATTTAAAACGGTATGTTGTTTTATTTTCTTTATCGTAGTGGTCAAGTGTTGCATTCGGTGAAATTGGTATAATCATTGCCCGCTCTCCTTTTTATTGGTTAAACATTAGCTCGATGAGCTCGATGAGCTTGAACTATCAGCGCCAAGTATTGATATTCTTAAATCGTTCCGATTTAACTGACCTGATAAATCCCATGTGGTTTTTCCGTTTTGATCACTGGCCGCAACAGCCGTAATTTGCGAGTACGAACTGGCGATTTTTATTTCTGGCGTACTGCCATAATTAAAAACCAATGATCCCTCACTCGCGCCTTGTAAAGCTGCAATTGGATCGAGAGTTGTCTGTAAATCAGCGTAAACTTTAGCATTGAATTTAAATTTACGATCAGTAATATTTGACTGACCGACACCGTAAGTCTCAGAAGCATCAATGTCATTATCCGACTCTTGTCCAAAATCAATTTCCGCAGTGATAAATTTATAACTACTACCATTAATAGTCACGGTTGCACTTAACACCGCCGGGATCAATGTTCTATTTCGGCTAACGGTCGGAAATGTTCCTGTTGTAAAGTCGGAAAAAGCTCCCATCCCATTAAACTCAAGCGTGCCTATTTTTCCAGCCTCAAGGGATAGTTTACCACTGCCCTTAATGTTATATCCCTTGAGTAAATTGGTTGTCCCGCCCGCACGTCCATAATACCCCCACAATGTGACGCTAGACCCCCCCGTAGAATTAGGGACGTACTGATAATAACTATTGTTTGCTATTTCCGTAAAATCCATTGCCTGTAACAATGCCCCGAAATCTGGCGGCACTCCTGCATCCGCTACGCCAAAATTACGTAATGGGCATTTTATTGACCAGTTTACTTTAGCAATACCGGGCACGTATTTTTCTTGGTCAAAAGAGTTTGACACGAGCATTATTTCTGTGCCTTCTTGTTCGTAATTAAAAGAAGAATCACGCATTACCTCAAGTAAATCAGTGGCCGCAAGCCCCGTCGCTTCCGTCTCATTATCGGTTTGAACTTTACACAAACATGCTTCTAAATTTTTTACAAATCGTTGAGCCATCTTTTACGCTCCTAACTCATATGGATTATTTGAATTTATTAAAGTCGGACAAGAAACCAAGATATAAGTAGCGGGCAATAACTCACCGCTTCCACCTAAAAAATTTTCATGACCGTGACCCTCAATTTCAGTGTTTTGAGAATACCCGCCTCGTGTCCTGTCAACCATTAATGCTTTTTGAATGTCGGCCACCACATTGCGGTTGTGATACTGAAACGGGTCATTATTGCCGAGATCGTTATGCTTAGCAAAATAAATTATAGAAAATTTATAGGTAATATCTCCAGTATGATCGAAATCATCATTGTACACCGGATCGTCAACCTGAATTAGCGCGGTATTACCGTTTCGAGTTTTATACTCGCTCCTCATTTCCTCAACATATTCGATATTTGTATTATATGCGTTGTCGGTCGTGATTGTTTCGAGTACGGATTTAATATTAGCGGTAATTATAGCCTCGATAGAATCCCCAGCTTCCGGCTCGCTGGGAGTGTCGCTAGAGGTTGAAACAACTTTAAACGGCACTTGTACCGGCTGAACTTCATCGGCGACAAATGTTAAAACGCCACTTGTGTAGTAAGTAAACTCCGCTTGTGCCGCAGTTAAAATAACCTGATAGAGTGATCCGTAAACATGCTCGACGGAATTACTAGATATATCGATATTTTCAATCGCGCCCGCCGAGCTAGATACATTTAATTGTAATTGGCTATTAGTAAATGATTCGCCAGAATACGGCTCATTGGTTAGACGATCAAGCAATGAAAAAAATATAACAGATTCGGTATCGAGTATTAAGGTTTGTTCTCTCATTGTATATTTATCCTCAAATACTCCGTTGTGTCAACTTCATCGCCGTAAACTTTTAAAATTATTGTGGGGTCGCTTTGAGTCATATCAACCGCCGTTAATTTTAAATACCAAATACCACTATTGGAAAAAGTCACTAACTTATTTATAGTTGATATGGATATGTCAGAAGTATCTCCGCCACTAGAAATAGTTTTTGCTATTGTGCCGGAATTGGATATAGTCGACCCTCGATAAAATTTAAAACAGCTGTCGTTTTTATTTGCCAAAAAAGGAACACTAATCGTTGTAGCTGCCGCTGAACTCCTTAAAAATGTGGGATTCCAGCCAACATACGACAACGTATTTATAGTATCTCGACGCTGACCGCATCGGTTATTGGCATGTATTATTATCGATTGCCCATAACATAGCCCGGTGATGGTAACGGTATCGGTATTACCCGGCGTCAAGGGTAAGGTATCCACAAAAACTAATTCGGAATTTGTCGAACATGCTAAAAATACGGTATCATTATATGTACTAGTTATCGCAATATCCAATTGTGTCGTATACGATTTTACACTGTCAATAACCGGTCGCGCATCGATAAATTTAAACGGTACGCCAGTTGATGTGTCGCCGTCGTTATTGACAAATTTGATAGTATCAGAGATTGTATCTGCGTAGGTCATATTAAAAATTTTAATATCAGTATCTGACCAGCTAACAACATCTGTATAATTACTATCTGCAAACAAAATAAAACCTGACCCGCGGGAAGATCCTGAGTTTTGTGTTGACAAAGTGATGGTGTCACATCCACCCTCGAAATTTGTGCTGTCCGGTGATATTGAGTCAACAGAATACACAGTGGTCGCTACCGCATACGGGCCGATATCATACGCGCCGGACTCCCACGGGTCTCCATCTATGCCCTGAGTAATTTCAGATACTAGTATGGGGTCTGTTCCAGCCCTATATAGTTGGCTAGTCGCATCGATATCAAATCCGTTAGAGTCGGCAATATTCACACTCAGAAAATCTGCGCTTGTTATCTGATCTACTGTACCGGACTCAACTCCGGCACCGAAAGCCCCCGTTTTATTTGTGGCGTTATTCCTGAATATGGATTTGTCAATATTCGTACCAGCCAGATCATTTACACAGTCATAAAAAACATTATTTTCTACGTGTGCGGAATCTGCGTTTAAATGCCAAAAGCCATTAATTGATATATCAGAGAACAGATTGTTTGCAACTCTACAAAACAAGCCAGTTTGGAATGAAACACCATATTGTAATTCGAAGGCTTTATTACCATAAGCATGCACAGAAGCATTACTGTTACCGGTTATCACGAAATATCTAAACGTATCGTTTCCGTCAGCAATACACCATCTAATAGTCATGTGACCGCCGGGGTTATTATTTTGCGGCACGAAAAAATATTGCGTATTAGTGCTGCCAATACAATTCTGCCACTCTACATACATTCCACCAATTCCGCTATGGTCGTCCCTAACTTCCTTTTGAAATGTAATAATATGTCCACTATCAGGATTCCCGTAATGAAATTTATTTGATGTCCAAATTAGGGGAAATCCGCCAGATGTATAAGTAAACGTTACTGTATTTGGAATTGTAAACGCGCCGTTAGTTACTAAACGCAAAGTATCAGTCAACGTTCCTGATCCAACATCAGCATTGGCAGCCTCTAACCCTGCATAATCACCAGTAGGCCCCACGGTATACGTTCCGGCGGTAATTGCGTTGCTATCAACCACAGGATCATTATCTGTAACATCAGTATCTAATATCAAATAATCTTTAGCTTTATATTTCGTCGCTTTTAGTATGTCAACAGGCTGATTTTTCTCTTTGTATTTATTTTTTATTGTAGCCAGTTCCACATAACTATCATCCATCAGATATCGATTATTGTTTCCGGTGCTGTCCGCCATCCACACAATGTTACTATCTATTGCCTCCCTAAATTTAGCCCGATCCTTTAATTCGTGTGTTTCCATTCTGTAAACCGTCCGCATCCACAATGAGAGGGAGTCGGGAAGTTGCCTGTACGTCGAGCTGTCAATTATTGATACTACCTGATTATGATAATACGGAGGTAGATCACCCGTTTTGATGACAATAATCATTTCCTTTGACCATTTGATGCCGTTTTTGGTATTTGTGTCACTATATTTAGGTTTCAGCTGCATTTTGTCAACTGAAGAAATATATTTTTTCGGTTTTTTCGTATCAATCGACATAGGCACAAATTGTGCGTATGTTAAAAAAGAATATAAAAATACCAACATTAATACACGTATCATAATTTTTCTTTTATCTCCACAAGTAATTCGACGATTTTCTCTTGTTTCTGTTCATATTTTTCAATTTTTTTTGTGTTTTGTTTAACTTGTGTCTCTACGGTTGACATGCGCGATTCATTGCCGATAGAATACGCAAATAACCCACCAGCAAAACCGCACAGGGTCACACTCGTAATTATTATTGCAATAATACCAGGGCGCATCACATAGACCATTTTACACGCCTCTTTCTGGCCGTCTATCATTGCCTGTACTTCGTCGCGTGTCATGGTTACTCCATTTAAAAATCATTCTACAACACCCAATTTCTTTTCCATGCGTTCAACCGCCTTGATCAATCGTTTATCACCTCGTTGCATGGCCTTCGGTAATCTCCGATCCCACGTTCTCTGAAAATCGAACTGTTTTTTTACTCTTATGCTTTTAACTGCCATAAATAATGGGGCGGTAAAATCAATATCATTACCATGTTTTTTAAAATACAAATAGCCGTTGTTGACACGGAATGAAAATAAACCACCATTATTTCTCATTTCTCTAAACTGTTTATGCGTTTCTTTTTTATTTGTTAAGTTTTGATAAATAGGGACAATCATCCGGCCCCCTGTGCTCGTTATCGTCCCGCCCGATCCTAAAAGTTTTATACCCTCAACAAATTTACTTTTTCTTTTGTTAATAATCCCTTGAGTGAGATACATGGTTTGCTCCGGAGCTCTTTTCCCCACCCAACCTTTAAAAATACGAGAAATTCTTTTATCCCAAACACTGCCAGTTCTCTTTTTTCTTTTCCTTTGTAATTTCTTACGCCAAACACCGTCTTCTTGCCTATTTCCTATAAATTTATCTCGTTCCGACAACAACCAACTGAATCGAGATCTATTAACCGTTTGAGGTGCTTTTTCCAAAACCCGTTCTATGCGGTCAAACCCCCGTGATATCGATTGTATTACTACCATTATATTAAACCTAAAGTAAAGCTCGCTGAATCTTCTTTTCGTACACCCCCTACACGATACGTTTTACTAGCGCCGTTACGGGTAATAAGAACCACGTCCTCTTGAGGCGATACGGTAGAAACATCAGTTTTACTTACTAAAATAGTCACAAGGTTTTTGGTGTATGGGTTAACTCTTCCACCTGACATTTTCTGATTATCTCCATATGTGATAATCGCAGAAATAGTTGCTCCATTATAGGAAATATCCTCCTGGAAACCACTCTCCAGGAAGATATCATCCATATCATCTTGAAAATTAATCGTCATTAGCTTGACGAGCTAGAGCTTGACGAGCTAGAACCCATAGCGTATGCGCTTGGACCTTCGTTAATGTCAACCGTCACCCAGCTCGCAGATGAAGCAGCAGCGGCGACCGCAGTACCAAGAACGAAATCACTAACCGTCGCGGCGGTTGTTGCATCATCCGCTTTATTCGCACTCGCATCAAAATAAACCTGATCGCCCTGCGAAAATGCCTGAGACGTTGATTTAACAACGGAAAACCGGCCACGAATAGCAACAATCCCAGTTGACCCGTTTGCAATTGCATTGCCCATTACAACTGCGGCAATGCGTTTACCGCTCCCGGCGTTAATTGATATAACTTCGCCAACCGCCATGCTTGCACCACTATTATTGGTGTATTGCAATGTTGCGGGCGTCGACGCTGCCTGAACTACTCTTGCTTCAGCCATTTTATATTCCTTTCATTTAATTTTAGCATTTTTTTTAGCTTGCCCGCTAATTTACAAATTAAGAAGCATCAGCGCCTTGGTTCATGTAAAAACCGCGCCAATCTTCAATCGCTGCCACAAAGTCATGACGGATATACCATTTCATACCATCAGCTTCACCAATACTCGATGGTTCACTGTCAAAATATGGGGTCTCGACACCATTGAGGAAAAACACTGTCAGTGTTCCGATCTGCATATTATCAGCGACGGTATACCATGGCTTTGTTTTAGTCGCATCAAAATTATCAATTTCGACATCAACGATCGGTATCAAATTTCTACTACCGTTTGGACCATAAATATTTGATATTTCTGACCCGGTTTGACTTGACGAACCGCTATAATAAAGAGAGTTAAGCAATTTATGAGCCGTAACCTCGTTGCCTGATCCGATAAGCAAAAAACGCGGACGAATATTAAGATAAACGGGATCTCCTCGACTATCATCCCCCCGCAACGCTTGACGTGATTTATATGCATCGAACGCAGCACTAAGGGTGGTTTCGCTTAAGGCAGCGTGTGTTGAGGGTGTAGTCCCCTCGGTCGTGTTGAAGAGCGCTCTGGGTGATATCTCGTTAAGTGACGGCCCTGCAAAATCAGTACCATCACCATTATCATTAAAGATAAGTCCATATACGCGTTTGTTGATTTTACGTGCAACCGCTGACCCCATAGCTGCTGGTGCTCTATTAAAAGCACTCATGTCGTCATTAATCATAGCCTGACGACTAAGATTAAAAATACGTCCGTAAGTTTTCAACTGAGCGGTTTCTTTTTTGTCATTAAAACTGCCGACCGTTGCAGCCTCATTCTCTTTTATTTCGTCAACATCTGAGAATGCAGAAATATTATTTATAGAGGCCTGTTTAAAATCGGACAAATTACCAGTGCCACACCATTGACGCCATGTGGTCGGAGCCTCTACGTATCCGTCCGCCAAAACTTTATTAGCAACATTCGCTAAAATATTCGTAAAATCCCCCGTGCCCTGTGCTGGATAGGCACTAAATTCACCGCGAGGAGCGACAGAATTCATTTTCGCACTACGAATAATCTCAGAATAAAGCTGAGAACCAGACATCCTGTTTACTCCCGGCACACCATCACGGGAGAGACATTCGCGAGCCAAAGCCTGTAAAGAAATACCGCTAAACTCATTCCCGCGCATTTCCGATGATAATTTACGGGCGTTAGTTGTCCCGCTACGGAAATATATTGATTTTTCAACACCGTTGTTGAATTTATCCCGTTCGTCGGCTCCAACTTTCACATCATTCTGCACAGGTTTACGATAAATCTCATCAAGAGACGATAGCCGCGTGCACGCATCTTCGAGAGATACGCCGTCATTGATCCACTCATCGATCACTTTGTCTTTAATGTTATGCTTTTTTCCCAAAGCGTAAAGCGTACTAATACGTTTCTTTTCCGCTTCTCTTTCTTGCTTAACCTGTAACGCTACTTCTTCAGGCGTAAGTTTTTTAATTTCTTCAAGTGGCATTGATTCACTACCTTTCTTTTTATTGTTTGAAAATTCGTCCCATGCGCCCGTCAATGAATCAATAAATTCCGGACAATCATTTAACGCACAAAACCTTTTTATGAATTCCACTGCTTTACGCCCGCTATCTTTCATTTCAATGAATTTTTTAAATTGATCTGACACTTCAGCCGACAATTGCACCTCACGAGAAAATAACCCCTCGTTTGCTGCCGGTTCGTCGACCGCATCTACGGAATATAGTTTTTTAACCCGCAGCATGTAACGGCTATCCTCATCCTCTGGATTCTCCAACTCATGATCGACATCCACCACCATGGAGAGTCCGAATTGATCTGGGTTTTTTTCTGCCATATCCAATATGTATTTTCCCAAATTCCCATTAGGTGTATCAAAAGATGTATCGTCAATGTACAGGTCCGCTCGTACTCTATCGCCCTCTATGTTAAAATTTTTAGCACGTCCAAGATATGCCCCTAATTTTTCCGCGCTCATGCCCGGATGACCAAAGCGCATTTTTACGCCAAATTTAGCGGCGTTTCCTAACTCCTCAACCTGCATTATTGTCATTTCGTCAAGAAAAACCCCATGCCCTTTAGCCTCACCAATTGTGGCGACGGCAGCACCAAAAATCACTTTTTCATTATGATCAACTTTTAGTTTATTCGTCGTCGTCGTCTTCGGTGTTCGGAATGCTTTTTTCTTTAGCATTTGTAACGTCCAATCCTTTTAATTTCATATATTCTTGTTCTTTCGCTAATTGATCGACCGCTTTTCGCCAGTCCATCCCCTTAGCGCCGTAGTATTCGTCCATTGTTAATAATCCCGCATCATGTAAAGACACGTTTGCCGATGCGTCCTTTGCCGGGTCGACCCAATCCCAACCATTAGGGCGCCACAAACATTGAGAAACCAGCCATGGATCTCTGAAATAGTCGGTTATAGTTTTGCCAGGAATGCGCCCATTTAAAAACATCCTATAAACATAGGTGTTCCATTCGATTTGACACACATCTTTTATTAGATATCGTTGTATTTGACGGTAAACCCTGCGCTCCTCAACAGTGTTTCCCCGCATAGAACTGTATGATAGCTGACCACTATCGCGAGTAAACGAGCTGTAAGAAACACCTACCGTCATGCCTACAGCATGTAATAATAATTTCTGAAGTGGGGATAAAACTTCCTTGACACTATCATCTGCCTGTATTATTTCCGGTTTTTCCCCAGGCTCCCCATAATGTATTTGGCCGGCTTTCATTTCCAATTGATTGTCGGAATTACTATTATTTTGTAATAATTTATTTGCCATAGAATTCGGCATAAATAGAGAAATCATTGACTGTATGCGACTGGAAACTAATTTATCCTCGATCAATTGATCATTTGACCATAAATATTTTAATGCTGTAGACAACCAGGGGATGCCGATTGTTTCCTCTACTCCGTACGCCCTCCACGCTATGTGCATGTTGCCCGCGGCAATTGGCTCATCAATGCCTCGCAAATAATATTTGATTGGACGACCATTTTTATCGTATTGGATACCATTCGATATACGACCGTCTATCCGTTGGTCATATCCGTGGTTATTATTATCTCTGGACATATCTAAACGTAACGGGTGTAGCAATTGGGTACGAACATCTAAATAATCTGTGTTATCAGAATTGACGCGATTAAATAAAACTGAGCCTGACCGTATAATCTCTGTTAAAATTAACCCTTGACTCTCAATGAATGGCATTTTTCCCCGGGCGTCCCACTCGTCATTATACCTGTCCCAACCGTCACTCAGGATACTATTTAATGATTTTAATTCTTCGCCATTTTTTAACCGCACCTGTGGGGATGGTCGTAAACCCAAACCGACAACGTTAGATACAATGGTGTTTATTAGCCCCCGGGCGTGGGCATCATTATCGCACGCTGCAATTGATCGGGCTATGATTTTTGTAAAATCACCCTGAATATTGCGATAGAATGTATCATACGATACCGGCCAATCGCCCTGGAGTCGTCCAGTTTTCGCACTGTCGTGGTGGGAGAACTCCGAATGTCTAAACCGAGACAGCTGAGCACGCATATTCTGATACTCTTCAAAAAGCGCACGATTAAATCGCTCAGTTTGAGACGGCCTCGACTTTTTATTAAAAATATTAGAAAACCAATCAAACATTAACTTGCATCCGGGTCTTTAAAAATTACAGAAATAGCACCGCCATATGTGGCCGCATTTACCTCCGCCTCAATCTCTTTTAGTAAATTTCTTAACTCTTTGAGACTTTGATATCTAACACGACGGCCGTCGGCGTATTGTACCTCCGCCGCGCCCTTTGAGGCGATTGTATTTATTGCCGATCTTACATTGTCTAAATCAGATTGAGTGTATGCCATACTAAAAATATAATAATAAATCAACATAAAAATTAAAAAAATCGTCATAATAATT